GTACGAGCCCAATGGTGTCGAATTAGAAGGTATCTTGGTGTTCCAAGGTGCACAAGGTCTAGGAAAAACATTGTGGTTTAAAAGATTATGCGATTACAACAAAGGCTGGCTGTTGGAAGGTGCAACCCTCAATCCTAGCGATAAGGACTCTGTAAAGCGAGCTGTAAGCCACTGGATAGTCGAATTGGGAGAGATAGAGTCTACCTTTAAGAAGTCAGATATTGACCAGCTGAAAGCCTTTGTGACCTCCAAGACAGATGAACTCCGATTGCCTTATGACAGGGCGTTCACTACTTATCAAAGAAGGACAGCGTTTTACGCTTCGGTAAACGCCAGAGAGTTCCTTACAGATAGTTCTGGAAACCGAAGGTTTTGGACTTTATCTGTCAATGAAATTAAATTTAACCATGGTATTGACATGCAACAGCTCTGGGCTGAGATAAAAGAAACTTTGTATGTAGAAGGTCAAAAGAATTGGTTTCTCTCTCCAGACGAAAGGGAAATGCTTCAGGACAGCAATGAAATCTATAGGACACAGAGCTCAGTCGAGGATTTATTATTAGAACATTGCAACTTTACTTCAGAGCACACTGCACCTGTACAGATGACGAAGTTACTTCGAGATTTGGGCATAAAAAATCCAAGGATGCCAGATTTTAAAGACGCTGCTAGAGTCTTGCATGAAAAGGGCATCGAGCCCAGAAGAAGTAATGGTAAGAAGGTCTATGATTTAGATTACGATGCACCAGACCTAGGCAATGGTAATGGCAGTGCTGAATACGCAGGGATAGGTCTCGATTGATGAAGTGTTACGCTTGCGGTGGTGAATTGATTTGGGGTGCTGACCATGACATCCCGGATGATGCTGAGGACCAAGAATTTGAAATAGTAACTAACCTGTCTTGCCCTGATTGCAAAGCTGTGGTCCTTGTCTATCATCAGAGAAGATAGTGTACAGTGCAAGAAAACAGGGTATAGCTAAGAATATGCCACCCTGTCCAAAAATCCCTATATATCAATGGTTTTATGCTATAGGTAGTGTTAGGTATATACTTTATTATTATTATTATTTTATATATAACATAAGCATAATAATATGTATTTATGCTGGTTATATATTAGGTATAACAAATAAGACCATACACTCTACACTCTACCCTTTTGGTGGTTTAAAATACTCCTGTGGATATGTTGTTAGTCATTGGCTTCAACCTATTATTACTTGCAGGTATGATAGGTCTGAAGATATGGGCAGACAGAAGAGTAAAAAGAAACATGCTAATTTATTTAGAATATTTAAGAGAAAGCAATGCCAAGAAAGCCAAAGAAGCCGCTAGTAGAAGTAAAGAACCAGTTTGAGAAAGACTCTGAGCAAGGTCTGACAGAGATGCAGGTTGCATTTGTCTGGCATTACACTGAAGGTGCGTGCTCTCAAACAGAAGCAGCTCGTAAAGCAGGGTATGAGTTTCCAGCGGTAGCTGCTAATAAAATGCTCAATGGTAAAGACTTCCCTCACGTTACAAAAGCTATCAAGATTAAACAGGATGAGCTGGCTGAGAAGTATGCCATTACTCCACAGAAGACAGGCACTATGTTATGGAAGATAGCAGAAGAGTCATTCGAGTCAGGACAATTTAATGCAGCTGTATCAGCTATCAAAGAGCTCAATCAGTTAGCTGGTTTGTCTGTAACCAAAACACAGAACCTCAACATAAATGCTAATGTAAATAGCATGTCTAAAGACGATATTAAGGAGAGAATAAGCAAGTTATTAGGTGCAGATACAGAAACTTACAGCGAAAAAGATATGTAAGTAAATAACTTAGTGGTGGGCGGTTCTCGGTGTTTTCGTAAATTTTTTAAAATCAAAAATTTTTTCAAAAAAAGTCAATAAAATCAATAGCTTACGAGCAGTCTGTAAGCCTTATAAATCAAGCTATAAAAGGAACACTGTATGTACAGCACTCCCTGCTCTGTAGGAACCCTATTGAAACGCCTATTTTATAGGGATTTAAGGACCAAACGAGGGGGTACCCCCCAAATCCAAAAACACATATACAGTTATAGCTATAACTAAGTTAGATACAAAAATTTCTAAAAAAATTTGATGGTAATTGTCTTGAGCTCTGTAGGGCTAAAAATATGAAAATCCCTACAGAGCCACAGAACTATGCGTCCTGTTTTAACAAGTCTCTATCTACAGGAGAGAAAGGTTTGATGTTTTTATTTAACTTCAATGCCACCTTGGTTTTTGCTGGGCTAATAAAGTCAATATTCATCTCTCTGGCTTTTCGAGTCATTTCTTTCATATCTATACCTAGATATGTATTTAATAAATTCATATAAATCGAAACGAACTCTGGACCATGAGCTTCTAAACTATGGTTTCTGTCATAGTATTCGTAAGCCAGTATGTGAGCCCACTCATGAAGCAGAATTGCATAGTTCAAACCAAACTGATTTCTTAATGTTATGGTTCTTGTAGAGCACACAGCATGACAACGATAATAACCATTGGTTATCTCAAGAGTGACTCCTCTACCATAAGAACGAAAAAACTTTTTATTCAAACGCTTGTGCTGTTTAACAATACAATTTTTCCTAAACAGCCTATCGCTTTTATAGAAATTTCTTTCCCACTTATAGACTTTGCTTTTTTGTTTATCTCTAGCCATTAGCAGCCTCCTTCTCAGACAATTCAGAACTTAGCTCGTCTAAAGATTTCCACACAAGCTTTCCATACCTTCTTCTGTAAAAAGAGATGCCTGCATCTTTGCAACGTCTTTTCAACTCTGTCCTAGCTTTGTGCTCTTCAAGAGTTTCAAAGTCTCTTTGCTCTTTAATGGCTTCCCATTTTTTTCTGGATAATTTTCTAAAGTTGCCATGCTTAGAAAATTTCAACTTGACCCATTTGGGTCCTATACTTTTGACATAACAAAACCGATAGCCACAGCCCTCGCCACGCAACCCAGTTTTTATGTCATCGTGATAAAAAAAGAATGTTTTTATCATTTTGGTTACCTCCATAAATTTTGGTTAAAATTAGTCATTTACACATTATACCATATTTTTACAAACAAGTGTAAATTATTTTTTTGGCAATTTTTGCTTTATAATAAAAAACCATGTACGAATACAAATGCACAGTGCAAAGAGTAGTGGATGGTGACACCATAGATGTAATCTTAGATTTAGGTTTCTCAGTTTCTTATAAGAGTCGTGTCAGGTTATATGGCATAGACACACCAGAGTCACGCACCAGAGATAAAGATGAGAAAGCGAGAGGGAAGCTCGCATCCAAGTTCTTGAAAACCGCAATCGAACTTGCGGACAGCGTAGTAATAAGAACAGAGCTTCGAGACTCCAGAGGTAAGTTCGGTAGAGTGTTAGGCACTGTGGTTTGTGATGGTGAAGATGTAAACCAAGCTATGGTAGATAATCACATGGCTGTTAAATATTATGGACAAAGTAAAAAAGCTGTTGAAGCTGAACATGTTTCTAATCGACAAAAATTAATCGACAACAATTTATTTGACCCTGACGAACTATGAGTGAAGATATTTTTTCACCAAAAAATTACAAAATTGGTGGGATTGTCAAGGCTAGTGACTTCTCCATGAAAGAGATGGAGAAAGTAAAAAAAATGGCTGAAGCATTAGAAAAAGCTAAAAAGTCTGATGCAGGTCAAGCATTAGAGTATCAAGCATTAGCAAAGCAAAAAAAAATTGGTGGTGATTTTAAATTAGTAAATGAAGCATCTCTTAAAAGATACTTAAAAAAAGAAAAAGAAAAAATAAAAAAACTTGAGCAAGAAAATGACCCTATGCCCGGAGGCTATCTTAAAGATGGAACACCAACAGCACTTACAAGACAAGAAAGAGCAAAAGCATTGGGCTTCCGAGTTGATGAGCCTGTTTATCATGGAACTTTTGAAGATTTAAGAAAATTTGATGATAGTTTCATAGGAACCAGAACAGATGAAGGTTTTTATGGTAGAGGTCATTATTTTGCAGGAACACCCAGAGAGGCAAGTTATTATGGACCAAATGTTGAAGAATATTTTACTAGAGGCAAGCTATTAGACTTAACAAATGATACGTTAGATACAACTGATAGTTTTAAATCTTGGGCTACCAAACTAGACAAAATAGGAGCTTTAGATGAGCCAACAAAAAAAGGTTTGGCATCTTTAGACAAAATTGACGATTATATTAAAAAAAATGTAAAGCTTATAAAAGCAAAAAATTATGATGGCACAGAAGGATTTATGGCAAGAGTACCGCACCCAGCAATCAAAGGAGAAATTCTTGACAGTCCTATTAGAGGCATACCAGTAGACAGACCTTTTCCTCTAACAAAAAAGGAAGCACTATTTGATTTAAGAGAAAGTTTAGTTTTTAATGCACAAAAATCGCCTATGATGTCACAAGGAATATCATCTGTATTCCCTATGGAAAATACTTTTTTTCAATTAGACCACTTCGTTAGATATGGTGGCACAGGACCAGAAGTACTAACCAACAAAGCAATCGAAGCTGGCTACGATGGTATAAAGTTTGGTGATGAAACAGTCATTTTTGACCCTAAAAACATCAGAAGAAGTGATGCAGAATTTGACCCTAAAAAAACAGAACTAGATGATTTATTGAGCTATACTCCAGAAGATAAAAAAGGAATAGGTTCTTTAGCATAATGAAAAAACAAGTTAAACGTAAAAGAGGTAGACCCTCAAAAGCTGAGATAGCAGCTAGAAAAAGAGCAGAGCAAAAAGACTTAGCCCTTATCATTTCAATGTATGTTGGCTTATTTATAGTCATAGCCTTTTGTGTAAACCTTGCTCTGGCAGATGAGATGGTCTTTAAATTTAAAAGCCCAAGCTTTTCAGGTCAAAACACTTCACAACATTATCTGACTATTGAAAACCAAGAACATACAAGATACGAAACTCTACAAGAAGAAATAGAAGCTTTGGTTGAACAAGCAGAAAGAGATAAATCAAACACCACCACAGCAAGATTTATTAGAAACTTTGAAACAAGAGTTTATGCAAAATTATCACAACAATTAGTAGACAGACTATTTGGTGAAGAGGCACAAGACTCTGGAACAATTTTATTAGAAGGGAATACAATAGATTACACAGTAGACAGCACTAACATAAAACTTACAGTTACAAATGAAGATGGCGGTCAAACAGTTATTACTTTTCCTCTTAATAGTTTTAAGTTTTAATTCTTGCACAGTCTTCAACGATGATGCCCTTGGTAACGAGAAAATATCAAAATACCCTTACCGAGTTGGTGTCATCAACCAAGAAATACTTATCGTACCGCCTGCTGAAAAAAAACCTGTAATCGCTGTTTATCCAAATTCTTTTACTGACCAGACAGGACAACGCAGAAGTAATAGTAATTTTGCTACGTTTAGCACAGCTGTAACTCAAGCACCTTATGTTTTATTAATAAAAACTTTGAAATCAGTAGCCAGAGGACATTTCTTTGAAGTTGTTGAAAGAGTAGGTTTAGATAACCTTACAAAAGAAAGACAGCTTATCAGAAGCACTAGAGAGTCTTTTGATGACCCACAAAAACTTAAACCTTTAATGTTTGCTGGTTTAATCTTTGAAGGAGCAATCATCGGTTATGAAACAAACACCAGAAGTGGAGGTAGAGGAGCAAGACTTCTAGGCATAGGCTTATCAAAGCAATATAGACAAGACTCTGTTACTTTGTCCTTACGCACTGTGTCTGTTCTAACTGGCAGAGTTTTAGATGAAGTTACAGTAAGCAAAACCATTTTATCGGTAGGCACTAACCAAGATGCTTTTCGATTTATCGAAAATAAAACAGAACTTATCGAAATAGAAAATGGTGATGTTGAAAACGAAAGCGTTACGATTGCTTTACAATCTGCCATTGAAGAAGCAGTTCTTGCTATAATAGAACGAGGTATCACAAAAAAACTTTGGAGTTATAAAGGATGAGAATAATATTTTTAATATTTCTATCTCTATTTAGTGTAAATATTTTTACAGCTGACAACGAAGTATCTATAGACCAAGCAGGTGCGACAGCCAATTTAGATATTGAACAGATGGGTTCTGGTAACTTAATCGGTGGAGCTACAGCTGTATCTGGAACTATGACACCACTAGACTTAGATGGCACAACAATGACCCTAGACATAAACCAGCTTGGAAATTCTAATATTTTCAAAGGTGATATTTATGCCGATAACTATACTGGTTTCTTTGAATTTACTGGTGACTCAAACACTTTTAGTATGCAAACAGACCCTGACAATACTTATGGAGCTGATAGTTCAAACGTAAATATCCAAGTATCTGGTGGCTCCAATGTCTTCACTTATACGCAAGCAACTACAGCACAGGCTTCTGCACTTGATTTAGACTGGACCATAAATGGCTCAAACAACACCATAACCTCAGCAATAGACCAAGACCTTGCTACTAATTACATGAACATTGATGGTTCTGATAACACAGTTACATTCGATGGTGATGGCTACCAAGGTGCTTATTTTCATTTAACACACACAGGTGGTTCGAGAACAATTAACGTATCACAACAGAGTACCCTTGATAATGATTGGCTTAAGATTACTAGCAATGGTTCTAATGGTACTTTCTGTATCAACCAAAACGACCAAGGCACAAGCACAGGCTGTCCTTGATATTGGCACAGTAGAAGAAGTATCTGGCTTTGCCAGAATAGAACGAGATAAAAATTACAACGTAGTCACAGACTTTGGCATTCAATCTTATGACAAAGCTCAGACCGAGGCTGGGCGTATGGGCATTAGATTTGTTGATGACACCACCATAAGAATTACCGAACACTCTAAAGTAGTCATAGACGAGTTTGTTTTTGACCCCAATCCTGACAATTCCAAACTAGCTCTTAATTTTGTAAAAGGCACAGCCAGATTTACCTCAAGCCTGACTGGCATGATTTCTAAAAAAAACATCAAGATAAAAACCAATAGTGCTGTGGTTGGTATCAGAGGCACTGATTTTACAATTACAGTTGAGCCAGATACTGGCAAAAGTTTATTTATTTTATTACCTGATGAGCTTGGTAATCCTTCTGGAGAAATATCAATTACCACTGCAATAGGCACTGTAATTCTAAACAAACCTTATCAAGCTACAACCACCAGCGTCTTTGAAGCTATGCCCAGTGAGCCTGTAATCTTAGATTTGTCTTTGGATTTTATAAACAACATGCTACTGGTTACACCGCCTGAGAAAAACAAAGAAGAAAATGTAGAAGAAAGCTCTGAAGAAAAAAGCGATAACTTATTAGATTTCAACGAGCTAGACATTGATTACTTAGCAGAAGATGCCCTCGATACAGACGAATTAGAATTTACCGAGCTCGATTACGATGCTCTGAATGTAAATTTTTTAGAAGACTTATTAAAGATTATTGCTGAGATAGATGTTTTGAACAACGAAGAAGAGCTCACACAAACGATTTCAGCAGTTAATATTGAAGGTACCAACATAGGACAAGACTCAAAAACGCAGATAACCACCATAGTTTCAGGTCAAGAAATAAAAATGAAAAGAGAAGTACAGTCTTCTGCTTCAATACAAATTGAAAGCGGTGAAAGTTATTTGGTGGTTTTGGAGCAAGATGGCGTTGAAAATCAGATTAAAGTAAATGGCGGTGGTTCTTCTGTTATTGTCATAAAACAAAGCCAGTAGTAAAATAATTAATCATGGCTGACCCAAGACTCAAAAGAGCTGGCGTAAGTGGTTTCAATAAACCCAAGCGAACTCCTAACCATCCAAAAAAATCACATATTGTTGTTGCTAAAGAAGGTGATAAAATAAAAACCATAAGATTTGGACAGCAAGGTGTTAAAACTGCTGGCAAACCTAAAAAAGGTGAGTCAAAAAAGCAGACAGCTAGAAGAAAGTCTTTTAAAGCACGCCATGCTAAAAATATTAAAAAAGGTAAGATGTCAGCAGCTTACTGGGCAAACAGGGTAAAATGGTAGCAAAAACAAAGGCAAAAAAGACTGTAAGAAAAGTAGTCAAAGGATTAAAAAAAGCAAGTAAGTCTCATGCTAAACAAGCAAAGACTTTAGCTAGTCTAAAACTCAAAAAAGGTGGTCCTGCAAAGAAAAGCAAAAGCAGAGTCAATGAAGCAGGAAATTATACAAAACCCACTATGCGTAAGAATTTATTTAACAAAATCAAAGCTGGCAGCAAGGGCGGTAAGCCGGGTCAATGGTCCGGTAGAAAAGCTCAAATGCTTGCGAAGCAATATAAAGCTAAAGGAGGCGGTTACAAATGACAGAGTTTTTTAAGCAAATTTATGATTTCTTTACCAATACAGAAAGAAAAAAAGTAAGAGCTAGAGACGAAGATGGCAAGTATGTTGCTGATGATAAATCTACTCCAGACATCAATGAAGCTTATACTGAAATAAGAGTACAAAAAGGAGCT